GTCACCGCCGGGAGGTTGAGCAGGTGGGCGCATCGCGAGTTCGATTGCCGCCTTATGGAAGGCGACGTTAGCCGTGTAGCTGTTGCCCACAGTCACAGCCTTGTCGTTGACGATCAGTCCGCGCAAGCCGGGATGGTTGAGGACCAAGCTGCCAGAGGTGGCAGTGAGTCCAGTCTTGACCACGTAGTTGGCTGCGCTTGGGTCGTCTGCAACGGTGATGATGTCGCCAGCTTTGATGCCAGTGCTGTTCACGGTGCCGCCATCAACGGTGAGCGTTGTGGAGCCGACTGCCACATTGCCGTTGTTGATGAGGTATCCGGTGCCTGCGCCTTTGGTGTGGCTCTGCACGCCTGCGCTTGAGCGGATGCTCATATTGAAAAGGTTGAGCAGTTCGCCACGGCGAAGGGTTGCATCGGTGCCAGCATCACCCACGTTGGTCAGCGTCGAACGCTTGCGGAGGTTGGCACTGGCTGCGGTGTTGACCACAAGCGAAAGCATACCGTCAGACATCGGGGTGCCGTTGTCTTCCAAGATGCGGTAGAGGTCAGCCAAGATCTCAAAGTTGCTGCCGAAAGGAGCGGTTCCAGCGGTTCCAACTGCGCGGCTTGCACCTTGGTAGGCAGCGGTGGCAATCGAGGCTTCGATGGTGTTCCGCATCTTGCGGATCGCCTGCTTGTAGAGTTGCTGCAAGGCAAGCTCTGCACCAACGGTGTTGGCAAGCTGCGCCCATTGCTCACCCTTGAGTGGAATGGATGCTCCAGCGTAGGAACTCAGGGTCAGCGTTTCGGTGGAGGTCGTGATGTCGTTGGCATCAGGCACCGTCATCGCTGGGGTGTAGCTGGTTTCAAGCGTTGGCTCCGTGGTCCGCATCGAGGTAACGGTGCCGCCGGCGGAGATGCCTTCAGAGCCTCCGTTAACGATCACGCCTTGCGCGAATCCAGTTGGTTCAAGTGCGACAAGATCGCGAGCTTGATAAAGCAGTTCAGTGAGTCCTGTAAGAGAGATGTCGTTTGCCATAATGTTTTAGAGTTGAAGTGAAATGAGTTTGGTTGAGGTGATTAGTCAGAGAGTTTTCCGCCAGCGCGGATGAATGCGTTGGCTTGATTTGCCTTGAGCTTTTTGAAGTCGGAATGCTTCATCGTTTGCTGCTCGGTGGCGGCTGCGTCTGAATCGCGTGCGATTGGGTCAGTGCCAGCGGAAGCAAGTCGGTTGATCACTTCGGCATCGACCTGCGCGGCGGCTGCGGCTTCGATCTCAGCAACGCGAGAGGCAAGGGCTTCTTCGGCTGCGGCTGCGGCGGCTTGTGAGGTGGTCACAAGTGCAAGAGCGGCATCACGTTCAGCAGTGATCGTCTCGATTGTTGCGCGGAACTCATCGGCGGCATTTGCGAGTGAATCGCGTTCCGTGGTGAGGCCCGAAATGGACGCTTGGAGGTCTGCGATTTCTTGGGATTTGGAGAGTGAAAACATAGCCATTGTGAAAGGTTGAAAATGTCAAACGAGCAAACGCGAAACACGCTCATCTAGCGTGTCGTTGCTGAGTTCATCGACTAGATAAAGGTCGTCGGCTAAAGCACCGTCAAACCATTGGCCTTGCATCGTGGAGTCTGCGACTTTCGGACGCTTGCTGGTCACGGCTGATTTAAAGTCGGCATACATGGAATCGACCTGTGCTTGCAGCATTTCCGTTTCCTCGTCGGTCAGCGGTTTCCATGATGCGCCGATGCCTTTATACTTGCCTGCACTGATCATCTGCATTTTGTAGCCTGCGATCTCCATTGCGCGACTGGCATCAAGAACGGCGATGTAAACGCCAATGGAACCAATGACGGAAGATGGCGCGGCAGTGATCTTGGTCGCCTGCGCTGCGAGGTAATAGCCAGCACTGCAAGCCATCACATCAACAAAAGCTTCGACGTATTTCGTCTTGGCCAATGCCGCAATGCGTGCCGCTGTTTCCGGTGTGCCAGTCACACTGCCACCGGGAGAATTGATATAGAGCAGCACCTTGGCGATTGAAGGGTCTGCCGCTTGGTTCAACGCCTCGTCAATGTCCGCGAGGTCAACGCCACCATAGCAGTTGAGGTCCATCATGGATACTCGCTTGTCGATCACGCCCTCAATGGAGATGACGGCGACGTTTCCGACTCGCTGGAAGACTCGTTGCTGGCGATACTCTTTTTCGTCGTCTTTGATTGCCTGCGGTTGGATCACTCCAGACCGTTGGCCGCTGATTTGAGTGAGCAGTTCGCTTTCGAATGTTGCGCGGGTGGGTCCGTGCAGCATCAACGGCGATGCAAAAAGCTTGGCGAATAGGCGAGGGTAGATGGCTGCGGCACTCATGGTTCTGGTTGATTGACTGTAATGTTATTTTGCGCTCCCGGTGTGGGTTCATATACCCACTCAACCGGGACTCCGTGCTGGTCGCACATTTCGCGGACACGCTTGAGGTATTTGATGTTGTCGGAGATTTCAGCGTAGGCATCAAGTCCCTGCTCATCGAGAAAACGTGGGATGCTCATGCCTGCATTTCGGGTGAGTGTTTTGAACGCATTAGCCATGCGCCCAAGGTCCACGGTTAACTTCTTTGGACCACGGAAGACGAGAGTTGAAAACCAGTAGGGGTCTTTCGGTGCGCGGATGCGTCCGGCCTTGATGCCGTTGGAGATTTTCCAGATCACCTCGCGCCTGACGAATCGCCAAGTGATCTGATCATAGAGCAAGTCACACGAAGATTGTGCATCCTCCATCTGCCCACGGTATTCAGTGCCGCCAATGTCTCCGAGTGAGAGCATGACGGTGGGAGAGCAATCAAAGCCAATGGCAAGCTCTGCCAAAAGTAGCTTGTAGAATGCGACAAGATCACTGCCGGGATGGTTGGAACTTTTAAGGTCAATCTCGCCGTTCTCGCCCACATAGTTTATCATCGACCCATACACTTTTTCAAGTGCTGCGGTATCGCTTGCGCTTTCGTCTGCTCCAAGTTTGGAGATCGCGCCAACTGCTCCTTTTTGCCCTCGCTTGGCAGTTTTCTTGACCTGCACAGCAAGCGCAGAGTGTAGCTTTGCCGTGCCAGTAATGAGAGAACCAAGATCGAGAGCATCGATGCCTTTGTTGAGTCCTGAGTAAGCCCACGGTAGGAACCTGTGTCCACGCACTCTGCGCCTGCGCCCAATGTGCAGGAAATCTTGCGCCGGAATCTCAACGTGTGCCGTGTCCTTTTTGCCGTATTTCGGCAGTGTCTTGACCGCAAAAGCGATGGGTCGCTCAAATTGGTTGACCCTCACGCCATCATCCCAGCCCTCGGCAATCGCGCCGTAGCCGATGGCGCCGGGAGTTTCGATCTCGAAAACGTCGAGCGGTTGGATCATCGGCAAGCCTCCCGAAGACCTCACAAAAGCGGCGTTAAATTCGCCATCAATCATTATCGTCTCGGCTGCGAGTCTCTTCGCTTCCCATCCATCCACACTGCCGTCGATGGAATACATACCCGGATTATTCCACCATTCCTCAACGTCGCGCTGGCAGTCGCTGTTAAATTTCTCGTCCTCGGTCAGCACTCGGAAATTAATTCCTGAGCCGACTGCGTGCCGTGCAAACTTACGAACGATGCGAGTCAGCGCGGGAATATTGCTTTCAGCGGCCCGTGACTTGCGAATGATCTCGCGGCGAGTGTAGGAGGTTATTTCCTGCCTGCTGTTGGTGGGGAATGCCACAAATCCAGACCGTGCGCCGGATGTCGTCGCAGAGTCGTATGCGTTGACTCCGTAGTTTTCTCCGGTGGCTGCTTTCGCAGTTGGAATCGTGCTTTTGCTGGTTACTCTTTTTGCCATAAGTTAGCGACGAAGACTCGAAAAGTCCGGCAGGGTTGCACTTACCTCGTTGTCGTCGGTGCCGTCTCCGAGATAGCGGTTCAGAGCCATGCGGCAGGCGCGGATCACCTCGGCAGGGTTGAGGCTAACGGCGCGTTGGTAGCTTTTGCCGTTGCCGCTGCCGGAAGTAAGGGCAGAGACTGAGCCTTGCCCAGCCAGCAAAGAGGCGCGTGCAGCATCCAAAATGGAACTGACGTAGCTTGTGCTGCTCTCGGCTATGCACTCTTGGTGCAGGGTATCGGCCAACTCATCGACGGTCATGCTCCGTGGAGCGTGTCAATCGTCGAGAGTAAAAATAAACTATGGTTAGTTTATGTGCGCTTCCAACTTGCGGGATGGCAAGGGGTGCGGCGTGTCAATTTTCAAAACTGCGCTTTGGGGTCGCTAGACCCTTTCTTAACTTTCGGAGGAGGTAGTCCCATCCGCACGTTGCCGTTTTGCTTTTGGCTGTCACGGCGATGTTATTCGCCCTTGGCCCCTGCCTAACGGTCCACCGTCTAACTGTGCCGTCCGCTGCGTGCCATTGCAAAACGCCAAGCAACTTACCCTCAATCACTCGGCGCGGCTCGTTGTCGAATGGTGACTCCATCCGCTTTCTCGCCTTGGCTGCGTGAGCTTTCGCCGACTTTTCGGGTGTCCATGACCCACTGGTTTTAGGTCTGCCCTTGCGTCTAAATTTCATGCGAATTGGATAATGCGTTGTTCGCTTTAGCTTTCCGCGCTTCGAGCAGGCAGGCGGCATGGTATCTACCTTTGGGCACTCCGGCAGTTTTCGGGTGCTTTACCACACTGGTTCCGCCGGGCTTCCGGCACCAAAGGCAACGCGAACAAGACGCTGCTCCCAATTCGTCGGGCTGTGTAGTTTTCTGTGTCATTGTTGCTCCTTTCCGCCCTCCTCATGGGAGAGCTTTGCGTTCTGCTTTCTGAAATCCTTCACGAATAGCCATTTTCGAGAGCGTTCCCGCCACTCTCCCTGCACGCCTTTCGTCTTTCCCCGTTGCTGGCATTTTCCGTCCACCCAAAAGTCTTTCTTCGCCGCAGTCA